ATATTCCCCGCCGCTGATCCGCAGGCCGATCGCAGCGGCCTCCGGCGTCAGCCCGACCGAGAAACTGGTAAGCTGCTCGTCGGGCTGGAGGATGTCGCGCTCCAACGGCCCGCGCGTCAGCATGGGATAGAAGTCGAACACCCCCTTGGGGTCCATCCGACGAACGACGACGGGGGCTTTCTGCGGCATAGCCATCAGCGCGCCTCCTTTGCCGGCTGGCGCGGCCACGCGTCGACCAGCAGCCGGCGCTTGTCGTCGCAGGCCGCCAGATCGAACCGGCCGTCGCGGATCGTCGCGTCGTCGTCGGCCGAGGCTGCGCTACCGTCCGGCTGGCGATGCTGCGGCGTCGGCCGGCACGGCGTCAGCGCCGCTGCCGGCGGATCGGGGATCGCGGGCGAGGTCGGCATCGAGGGCGTCGATCGCACGCACCCGGTCAGCAGCGCGGCACAGCACGCGGCCAGCATCAGTCTTTGCATATTCCCTCACCGTGTCTGTGGATTTGATGATGATCGGCGCGCGGGAGGCGGCGCGATCGGCATAGGTGTCGCTGGCGGCGTTCAACCGGGTGACGAAGGCCGTTTCAGCCTTTGCCGTGGCGGTCGCGGCGTTCGCGTGGTCGAGCACCCGGCCGGACTCGCAGGCGGTCAGGTCCGCCTTGTAGCCCGCCCGGAGGTATTCGAGGCGGGCGGCCCATAAGCCCAGCAGCAGGACCGGGATGGCGGGCCAGACGCGGCGCAGGATGGCGAGGAACGTCATGCCTCATTCCGTGACACCGGCACGCCCGCCACATCGGTCATCTTCACCGGGCCAGCGATCACGGGTACGCCACGCGGCCACCGGGACGCCACCAGCCGGTTTTTCGCGATCCGGGTCACCGATACCGCGTTGCCCTGATTGCCGCCCAGCACATGGTAATACCGGGCATCCTCGCCGACGTAGAAGCCGACATGCCCACCACCCTCGCGCTGGAAGACGAGGATCGCGCCGGGTGCCAGGCGGTCGGGGCGCAGGTTTGCGCCCCACGCCGCCCAGCTGCTTGCTCGCGCCGCGATCTTCACCGGCTCGATACCCGTCGTGACAAGGCACGCTGCGACGAAACCACCGCACCACGGCATTTCATCATCCCGCCAGATCACACCGTTCCAGCGGCTGGCGCTGTTGAGCAGCGCGATCAGCCTGTTGTTGTGCGTCGGGCCGGGGATTTCGCGCACGCCGATATGCACCCGCGCAGCTTTCAGCCACGCCGGCTCGCTAGCCTTCGTCATTGCAGTGTCTCCGATGGAAAGATGTTGCCGAAAATCGGCAATTTGTTGCCGCCCGCGGCGGCCGTCAGTCGGGCTTAACGCCCGTCAGTTGCCCGCCGATCGACTTGAAGATGACCAGCACGAAACGCATGGTCCCGAAACCCAGCCAGCCCGCACTGATGCCGGCGACGATCGTCGACCATTCGGGCCAGCCGAAGTGCGCTGCGGCCGCGCCGCCCAGCGATCCGAACGCCGGGAGCAACGAAAACATGACGAAAAGGTCGCGCCACGTTACCGCCTTGCCGGCCTCGATCTTCTGGCCGACCCGCAGGACTTGGCCGGCAGCGACCGCGAACGCCGATAGGGCGTAAGTCTGCCAATCCCTCATAGCGTGACGATCCCGATACCGAGGCCGGTCACGATCAGCGCGCCGGATACGAGAAAGCTGGCCGTCCGATGCTGCGCAGTCGCCGCCTGGACGAACGACATGCCGGTGATCGACATTGCCGCAGCTGCGGCATCCGTCGCCACGTCGAACGCGGTCCACGCCTCCGGATGCTTGGACACCAGCCGCATCGCATCGCCGGCTGAGCCGAAGCTGTACGCCAACCCGATCAGGGCGGCCCCGCCGAACAGCAGCGTGGCCGACCAAGGCGTGATGATCGCCCGGTTCAGATCGAGGTGCAGCTTGTCGATCGCGCGAAGGAAGCGGACTCGTCGCGTCCGCCGATCCTTCTTGCCGAGCAGCAGCACCGCGAACGCTTTCGCCACCGGCAGCATCCACTGCCCGGCAGCGACGGCGAACCGCAGGCCGAACAGCATCATCGACCAGATCGCGACGACGCTGACGATATGGGCGAGCGGCGTCATCCTGCCTGCCTCCTATGCCGCCGAGGGCGGCATCAGGGCCGTTAGGCCGTTCATGCCCGTGCGGATCGCGTTGAGGTGCGGATACACTTCGTTATCGCTCAACAGGGCAGTGGGAAGCCCGGCGAGCGCACGGGTCACCGCGACGAAATCATCGCCGCCCACGATCTCGCGGAGCGGGCGCAGGCGCTCATTGCGTGCAGCGATTTCCGCTTGAGCGCGACGCGCAAGCACTGCGCTTGCTGCGGCGACTTCGTCATCGGTCGGGGGCGTTAGCTCGTCGGCCATTATTCAATCCTCCAAGTGCCGCCGGAAGGGCGGGGATGCTGTCTCATTGTTCAACGGAAATAATTCCAAAGCCCTGTTGCTGCGGCGTTTCGTTTCGGACCATGCCTCGCAGCCGTGCGAAGTAGGCGACATTCACACCGCCAGAGTCATCAGTGTACGTCGCTGACTGACTGAACTGTTCGGAGATTGAACCCGGCTCGAAAGTGCCATAGCCAGGGTCGCAGCCGTAGTAGCCGCCGAACTCAAAGGTCGCGAGGAACTCACCACCGGCATCCGTGCCTTTGAACAGATCAACGGTGACCCTTGGCTGTCCGACGTTAGCCGGGCAAGCGTTGTAGATCGTCTCGCGGAACATCGAACTAAGGCTGACTGTCACGGTCCGGCGACGCCCGTTACTTCCGAACAGGCCTGTCGTGATGCTGGCATCTGGATTGGTCACCGAAGTCGAAGCCGGATTGGTGATCGTCCCGGCATTAAGCGCGCCACCGAAATATGCCGTGCCGTCCGTCCGGACGTACCGGATCGCGTCGCCTTCGCTGCATTGACCGAGGGCCGACTTCGTCGGACCGACCCATTCCAGGAACTGGCCCCGATCGCCGAAGCCCAGCCCGTAGACGCTCATGACCGGGCCGGCGACGTACATTGTATAGGTATCGGTAATGACGGTCCGAGGGCCGCTGGCAGTTAGCCCAACTGCCAGCTTCCCCCGGAAGGTCGTGTCGCCGACGATATCGACGCCTGCCCCCCCGTTTGCCTTCGCAAACACGGATATTTGCGCGCGACTACTGCCCGCTACGGACTCCACGATCCACCGCGCCGCTGCATCGCCGTCCAGCGTCGCAATCGCTGACGTATTCTGGGCGACAGTCGCCTTGAGCCGTGTCACCTCCCCATTCGCTCCGACGAGGCCTTCCGTGATCCCGGCCGATGTCAGGGAGTATGAATAGGCGCTCGCCGCATCGCGCGAAGCATTGCTGGCATGGGTCGAGGCGGTCGAGGCGGAAGCCAGGGCGTCTCTCGCACTGCCCGCTGCCGCCCCCGCGCTACCGCCTGCCGAACCTGCGCTGCCGGCAGCGGCACCGGCGCTCCCCGCAGCTGCGCCCGCGCTGCTGGATGCCTGACCGGCAGAGGTCGAGGCGTTGGTCGCGCTGGTGTTGGAAGCGGTGGCGCTATCGCCAGCTTCCCCGGCCTTGGTCGTCGCGGTCGAGGCAGACGTTGCCGCTGCCGACACCGATCGCCCTGCCGCGCCTTCGCTCAAAGCCGCCAGCCGACTAGACTCCGCAGCGTTGCTCGAACTGCCGGCCGCATTGCGCTCGCTGGTCGCGGCGCTCGAGGCGCTGGTGGACGCGCTACCAGCGGAAGTGCTGGCGTTATTCTCGCTGGTTTTTGAAGCCGATGCGGATTGACTCGCCTCACCTGCTTTCGTTGATGCGGTCGACGCCGAGGATGATGCTGCATCCGCATGACGACCGGCTTCCCGCTCGCTGGTGATGTCCTCCAAGAACAGCGCGGCTATATCGGTGATGCCGTTGGCGATCGGCGCAGGCTCTGGATAGTTCAGAAGCGCGATCGGCTGCACATATGCCGTACCGGTCACGAAAAAGCCGCCGTGCCCATAGGCGGGGGCGGTCGCGCCCTCGCCGGTATATTCGTTCGATATGGTCAGGACTGAACCACCAGCAACGACGTGGGGTAACAGCTGGGGCATGTAGATATTGCCCAAGAAGTTCTTGCCGGTATCGTAGCAGCTAAGTCCGACGTATGTCGCCTGCGCAACTCCATGCACAGTGACTTTGGTATTGAGACGGTACTTGCGGCTCGGATCGACCGGGACCAGCGTATCGGACGCGAGACTGCCGTGTACGCCGGTCGGGGTGCGATAACCCGCTCCCTGCCACCAATTTCCATAGGAAAGGCCGCTTGCGGTCCAGCCAACGTTGCCGGCACTGAATGTTCCATTAGGCGTCAGGCCGCGCGTCGCGCCGCTGGACGCCGCAACTCGCTCCGACGCTGCGGCGGATGATGACGCGGAAGCTGCGCTGCGCTCACTACTGGCGGCCCGGCCCTCACTGGCGGATGCGTTACCGGCGCTGGTCGAGGCGGCCGACGCAGAACCTTGCGCGGCGGTCGCCTTTTCCGCCGCTTCGTTCTTATGCCCTTCGGCCGTCGAAGCCGAGGAGTTCGCCGCACCCGCCGATGCGGCCGCTTCAAAAGCCTTAGCGACCGCATCGCCGCGCGCCGCATCAGCAGCCGTGAACGCCGCTTCGGCGTCTGCCTTGGCTCGCTCCACAATGGCCTGCGCCGATGCTACCGCCCGTTCCGACGCTGCGGCCGCACGCTCCGACAGCGAGGCTTTCTCGGCAGACGCGGCAGCGGACGCAGTGTCGCCGTAGATACCTTCCAGCGCGTCGATCGCGGCAAGCGTCTGATCGACCTCGGACAGAAGATTGGTAACCGGCCGATCACCGACCTTCGTACCGACTGGTGCGCCAACCGTGGCGTTGTCTTCAGGCTTACCCGCGCCGACGACACCGTCGCCCCATGACACGGTAGCAGCGCCCGTCGTCACCGGCCCGATCAGACGACGACCGCTGGTGAAACCACGGGCGCTATATCGCACCGACACTTCATAAAGCGCGAGGTCGCGAACGCCGGTGATGACCTTGCGTGTCGCGTCGACCGCTTCGGTGCCGGCCGCGATCCAGCCGGCTTCGTCGGCCTGCCCGGATACGAAGGGGCGATAGTCGAAGATCACGCCGTCGATCGCAGATGCGGTCACAGCCCCGGTGATCGTCAGCGCCGCCAGCGTCACGCCATCGGCGGCCACGCTGCCACCGGTGACCGCCCAGGCATCGATAGTCGGCACCGGCACGATCGGCGCGCCGGTGACGCCCGGCGTGGGGGGCGGCGTGGCCGTCTGACCCAGCGCGAAGGCGTGCTTGCCCGGCGTCTCGCTACGCGCGGTCAGGGTCACGATCCCGCTCGACGGTGCCAGCGCACGGTTCAGCAGCAGGATCGGCTGACCGTTCAGCCCGATTTCGGGCAGGTTGGCGGTGACGCAATCCCCCGGCTTGTAGCCCATCCAGAACAGCTTGCAGGGCAGGACGATCGGCCCGAACTCGCGGGCATTCTCGATATCGTACCGAACCGCGGTGCCGGCCTGCGAGGCCGACTGGATCATCCGATATTCCTGCGCCCGGCTGCGCTTGCCACGATCGGCGGCAACGTGTTCGGCCACCGAAATCGGCGCGCCGGGCAGCAGCTGCCAGCCGTTCTCTTCAAGCCGGAACTTCGGCGTGATCGTGTTGACCCGGTCGCGGCGCGGTTGGGTCGCGCCGACCGAGCATTCGCCGACGACATCGTCTTCCGTGATGGTGGCGAGGCTGACCTTGGGGGAATTGACGAGGCAGCTGATCTTCGCGCCCAGCGCCAGCGGTTCGCCCATCCCGGCTTGCAGGATCACCTTGAGGCTCGCCCATTTGTCGTCGCCCGAGAAGATGACCCCGCCGGCCTTCCAGCCGTTGGCGTCTGCGACGTTCGCGCCCTCGACGAAGCTGGCGAGATCGATCCCGGCCAGCGGCGCGCCCATGCCCATGACCCGCTGCCATGACGACGCCGGATTCGCCATGTCGCGCTGCCAGTAGCCATGGACGAAGCGCAGCCCGTTCAGGAACGGGCATTCGCTGAACTCCCATGTCGCAACAGCCGCGTCATAGGCCGCACGATCGGCCGGATCGGCCATGCGATGCGGACCGCTGCCGCCCGGATAGGTGCTGTCCTTGCGGGGATCATAGCAGAACTGCCCCTTCACGACGTTCATCGGGGCCGGGACGCCGTTCTGGTACAGCTTCGACTTGGTATCGAAGCGCAGCGTCCACGTCGTCGCCGCCTTGCCGGACAACGCGTGCTGCGCGCCCCACACGGGCGGACTGCCAGCACCGGCACCGAAGGACAGCGCAGCCGAGGCGAGCAAGCCGACCTGCGTCGTCCGCCACATGAAGCCCGCAAACCCGCCGATCGCGCGCCCCTGACCATCGAAATAGACCGGCACCCGGTCGACGCCGAGCGCCGGCTCGATTTCCTTCACCGGTCCCAGCGACAGGACCGAGACGAACGTTTGCCGGTCATTGTCGCCGGCATCGCGGGTGTCCCAGCCAAGCCGCGCGATGATGTTGCCCGCCGTGCCGGTTCGCCCGATGGCAAGCGGGATGCCGGCATCGGGATCGGCCGCGAATTGCGTCTGCGATCCGGTCGCCTGCGCTACAGGTTTCTTCGCGGTCAGCCCGACAGCAACCGACAGCACGCCAGATGCCACCCCCGCGATGGCGGCGACGGACGCGATCGTGCCGAGGGTGCCGGCCGTCAGGCCCAGTCCGATGCCAACACCGGCCGCAGCGCCGATGCCGGTCGCGACAAGGGCCACGGCCCCCACGACGAGGGCAGCGGTTTTCAACGCTTTGGCCAAGTTCAGACCCTCCAGGCGGTCAGATATTCCAGCGGTTGCAGAGTGGTGGCGGTCGCGGCTTCCTCATGGAAACCGACGACGCGCCCATTGCCGAGCGCTACGGTGAAGCAGCCGAGCGGATGATCCGCCGGCAGCATGACGATATCGCCGACGCCGGCCGCTGCCGGCGCGATCCGCTGAAGCCCCATCGCATCGAGCGCATCCTCGACGCTGGCGAAGCCTGCGGCCCGCAGCGCCTTCAGGGCGCCCGCATAGCTACCGTAGGACCCCGAGGGCGGCAGCTTCACCTTGTAGCCCAGCAGGCGCAGGTGCGAGGCGATCATGCGGACACAGTCGGAGGTGCCCAGCTTCATCCGGCGTGTCGACCAAACGTCGAGCGTCCTTTGCGCTGCCTGCGTGCGACGGATGAAGGGGTCGACCTTGGCGGCCATCAATAGGCCTCCGCGAACGACATACCGCCGCCATAGCTGCCACCACCGCCATTGTAGACGGTGACGGCACTCGGATTGCCCGCCACGCCCCAGTAGACCGGTTGCGCGACACCAGTGACGAAATCCATGCCCGCCTCGTTGGGGAAAATGCTGCGATGATGCCCGGCCGACAGCCGGGCGGACTCGTCGTCTTCGAACAGGCGCTCGAAGACGGAGACGATCTCGTAATCGAGCCGCCGGCCGTTCTCCGACGAATAGAGCGTCGGCACGTCGAGTTCGCCGACAAAGATCGTCTGCACGTCAATGACCAGCCCGGTCGCGGGATTGACCGCGCCGAGCGAGATCACCACCGGCGCACCCTGCATCAGCGGCGACGCCAGCGCCGCAGACGCGGCGTCACTCGCCGGCAGCAGGGTGATGCCGATCGCGGGCGCGCTGTCGCCAGCGCCGTCCGTCAGGTCCTCGATCTCCGACAGCGTCCCGAACGTCTCGTCGTGGCCGACATAGGTCCGGCCGGCGATCGTCAGGATGCCGGCCCCGTCGAGCAATGCCAGATCATAGTCCGGCAGATCGATGCGGATCGCACCGAACACCGTCGGCGACATCGACCGCAGTTCGGCGTCGAGCGCCGCAGGCAGGATCGTCATTTCGCCTCCCCGATCGAGAATGACAGGCCGACGAACTGCGCGGTATCGAGCGACCACGACAGGCGATCGCCATCGAGCCAGCCCTCGATCATCGGCTGCCTGAACTCGGCCAGCGCACCGTTGCCGGGGCGGACCCGGAGCATCGGCGCGATCGGCAGCGCCATCCGGCCGTCACCATCCGCCGCCACGTCGGCCGCTGCCATGTGGAGATACCGCCGACCGCCGACGATCAGCGAGAAGAACTGACCGAAGCGCACTGCATACCCCGGCTCGAAACCCCGCAACGCCAATGTCGACCCGCTCTGGTCCGCGCCGTCGACCACCGGCACGCCGGGCTGGCCTACGTCGAGCGAGTGCTGCGGGAACTCCATGATTGCGCCCGCGCGCTGCGCCAGCACGAGGCTGGCAACCCAGATGCGGCCGTCGTCAGCGCTTTCCATCACCGGCATCTGGACGTTGAGGGCGAACCGATCGCCTAAGCGGTTCAGCTTCTGGATCGCGCCCCCGAAGATCGGGCGCAGTTGGCCGCCCCAGTCGAGATAGGCGGGATCGGCATTGGCCGGGGCCGGGTCCGCCGGCAGGGCAACGCTCAAGCGAGCCTCCGCCGCGCCCGCTTGGCGCTATCGGCCGCTGCCATGCGGGCACCGCCTGCCGCTGCCCGCACGCCCATCGACTGGGTTTCCGGCCGGGCGGCCGAAGCCGCACGCACGTCGAACCACGGCGACGGGACGATTTCAAACCGCTCCCGCGACCGATCGCCAAGCCCGCTGTTCGGGATCACGGTCCCGGACACGCCGGGCGCGAACACCTCCGGACCATCCTCGCCGACGACGTACCAGTCGTTGGCATTGATCCCGCCGCCATTCTTCCGGAACCCGCCAAAGTCGGGCAGGGCGATCTGGCTGAAGCCGATCGACGTAGACATACCCGCGCCCGCGCCACTGGTCAGCAGGTTCGATCCGGCCATCGCCGAACCGCCCAGCCCGACCAGCTTGCCGAGCGACGACAGGAAACCGCCGCCCGATCCGCCCGCGCCGAGCAGCTTCTCGGCAAGTGGACGGATTAGCGATTGCTGCACGGCGATATCGATCAGGGACGCGATGATGCGCTTGCCCATATTCACAAAGGCATCCCCCAGATTTCGAGTGTTCATGATGGCGTCGGTGATCTCACCGTTCAGCCCTTTCAGGGCCGACACGCCGGCATCCTGTAGATCCTCGCCGATCGCCGTGGCGGACCGGTCGAGATAGCGCAGGTACGACCCGCCCGGCCCTTCGTTCTGGCGCTCGACTGCCGCCCGGCGCTGGCCGTAGATGCGGTCGAGATCATCCTTACGCGCCGATGCGTTGGCCCATTCGACCGAGGCCATAGCTTTGGTTGCCAACACCAGATCGAGGTCCGCTTCCTCCTGCTGACGTTGCAGGTCGAGCAACCGCAACTCCGCCTCGCGCCGGCCGCCAACGCTGTCCGCCATGTCGGCCGCTGCCCGGACGTTCTCCTGTTCGACCTCGTTGCGGGCGCGTGCGAGGTCGTACGTCTCCTGCACAAGGCCGGTGGCAAGCGTCTGATCGATCACCTGCTGACGAACCGCCAGGGCGGCGTCCTTAGCGGCCAGCAGCTGCGAGCGCCGGGCATCGTTCAGCCCGTCGTCATTGGCGTTCTGGCGGATGAACGACGCGCGTTCCTCCGCCAGCGCGGCCGTCTCCGCCTTGTGCCGGGCACGAAGCGAACCGGTCAGGTCCGCCTGCGCCTGAAGCCGCTCGACACGCGATTGCCCAAGGGCATCCTCGTACCGCGCTTCATCCTGTTCGGCGTCGCGGCCCTTCTTCGTTCGGACCTTCGTCGGATCGTCGAACGACATATCAACCTTGGCACTATCGCCAGCAGTTTGCGCCCCATCGATGAGCGATTTGATACGATCAAGATTGGCGATGCCGGCGTTCACATTATCAATGTTTTGCCGGAGGTTTGCGGCTGCGTCAGAAACGGCCCGCTGTCCTCCGAAGAAACCGGTCGCGCCCAGCGCCAGACTGCCAGCAGCAGCAACACCGCCGAATGGCGAGCCTGCCAACGCTGTTTTCGCCGCACCTTGCGCAGTTGGAGCCGCTGCCTTCGCCCGCGCATAGGCGGCACGGGCGGCGATAAGATCGGCATTTGCTGCCAACAGCGCATCGCGCGCAGCGGCACGGTCCGCCTTGGCCTTTTGAAGGATAGCATCCCTTGCCTTCCCCTTGGCCGTCGCCAGCTGCATCTCGGTATCGACGATCGCTCGATTGGTGGCCGCCATCACCTCACCAGCCGCAACCGCCTTGTCGGAGGCCTCCCCGGCGCGGGCGTAGTAAGGGATCAGGATTGACAACGCGGTGACCACCAAACCGATCGGCCCGGCGACGCCGACCATGGCCGTGCCCAGCCGCCCGATGATCGTCGCGGCGCCGGCCTGAAGTGCCAGCTGACCGAGCAGGCGGATGACGACACCGGTTGGGTTGATGATCGCGGCGAAGCCCAGCGCCAGCGGCCCAAGCCGAAGCGCCAGCAACGGGATCGCGATCGTCGCCAGCTTGGTCAGGATCAGCAGCAGCGGGCCGGTTGCTGCCGCGAAGGCGCCGACCGCAACTGCGACTTTGAAGAACCAAGGGGGCATCCCTGCTATACCCGACAGGACGGCCGCGGAGCCTTCCTTCAGCATCGTGAAGAACTGGATGATCCCGGCTTCGCCGATCGCGATCTTCAGTTTCTCCCAGGCACTCGACAGACGCTGGGTCGCGGCCGCCTCGCCATCGAGCAGGATCGCGATCTTGTCGTTCGCGCTCGCCTTGTCGATCTGCGCCTGCACATCGGCGATGCCCTTTGACCCGGCCTGCATCAGGGCGAGCGCGACGCGCACCCCGTCCGTGCCGAATATCTTGGTCAGCGCCTCTTGCCGCGACCGGTCGTTGAGGCCGCTCAACTTCGTGTTCAGCACCTCCGCCGCCTCGCCGAGCGTCTTCATGGTGCCATCGGCGTTGCTGAAGCTGATCCCCAGCTTTTTCATGGCATCCGCCGCATCCTTCGACTGCGGGACAAGCGACAGCAGGAACGTCTTGAACGACGTGCCGGCGTCCGATCCGCCGGTCATCAGCGGAATGACCGCTGCCAGCGCCGTGTTCATGTCGTCGAACGAATAGCCCAGCCCGCCCGCGATACCGCCGACCATGCCGATCGCGTCGGCATAGCCGTTGAAATCCAGCTTCGACGCGTCGAGCGCGCCGCTGACCTTGTTCACGACGCCGGGCAGGGCGCCCGTCGTCAGGTGGAACTGCTGAAGAATATCCGTCGTCGCGTCGGCCGCCTTGCCGAGATCAGTTTGCCCCAGCACGCCCAGCTTGAGCGCGTTTTCCAAGCCGCCCGACAGGATGTCGGCTGCGCTCAACCCGTTCTTCGCCAGCGACTCGATCGCGGTGGCCGCCTCGATCGCGCTCTTGCCCATCGCCGGGCCGAGTTTGAGCGCCGCCTCGCGCAGCTTCTCCAACTGCGCCGGATCGACGCCGACCATGGCCGCATGAACGTTGTTCATCGCCGCTTGGAAATCCGACGCCGTACCGTTCGCGGTATGCGCCAGCAGGCCGAGCGGGGCCGTCAGGCCGGCGGTCAGCTTCAGACCTTGATTGGTCACCTCCCGGCCGATGCTGGCGACGCTGTCGACGATGCGGATCGCCGCAGCGTTCACAGCCCGTGCCCCGCGCTCGATCGCGCTGCCCATCTGGTCGGCCGACCGGTCGAACTCCTGACCGGTCTTCTTCACCTCCGCGCGGTTCGTCGCCATGGCGGCGCGGAACGACTCGTCCTTCACGCTCATCCCGACGACGAGCGATGCCAGCAGTGCTTGCACTATTCGATCCTCGTGATGGTGGGGGCGCTGTCGCCGAACCGGCGCGCCTTGATCTGGGCAAGCCGATCTTCGATCGTCTCGACCTTCTCCGGCTCCCGGCTGGGAAGATAGTTGCTGTAGGGCTGAAGCCGTTCGGTGCGGTGGAACGCCTCGCCGCGCCATGCCCCGTACAAGGCGAGAGCATATTCATGCCGGCGCTGCTCAATCCGGCCTCGGATCGCCGTTTCATAGGTGACCGCGCACTGATCCCAGAAGCTGGCCGGGTCCAGACCGAACCCGACCCACTGCCCGATCAGGCCGGACCAGTCTTCCCGCGCGGCGATGTCGCGCGGCGGGCGGGCTTTCCCGACTTGGTCACTCCGCCAGCCTCCTTCGCCTGACCCTGCGCCGCCCGGATCGCGCGACCCATAATTTCCCCGAAGGCTTCCTGACCCAGATCATCGATCACATCACCGACATCATCCAGTGACAGGCCGGGGTGGTGGCGCCGCAGGCCATGCCACGCCAGATCGCGCAGCACGGTCATACGGATGCCGCGCATTGCCGTGGCGGCGCGTTCGGCAAGATGCGGAGGCAGCGCATCGCCGGTGGTCATGGACTGCGCCACCGCCATGGCCGTCGCCGCATCGACGCCCGGCATCGCGTCGGCGACCACCGCGAAGAAGCCCCGGTCATACTGCTCTTCGATCGCGCACTGCGCGGTGGTGCCCAGGAACAGCGTGAACCGCTTTCCGAGGGCATCGAACACCTGCTCGCCGATCATGCGACCGGCGCCTTCTCGGTCATCAGGCCGGTGAAGCGGACGTTGACCTGCATCTGCTTCTTCGTGCCGACCGTCACGGTGCGCGGGCGCGACTTTACCAGCAGGAAGCCGTCGATCTGCCAGATTTTCTTGCCGTTGCCGTCCGTCAGGATTTCACGGTAGGCGCGCGGCTTGCCCGACGCGTGCGCCTCGCGGATCAGCACGTCGCTCGCCGAACCCGGCACATAGTTCATGGTCAGCGTGGCAGTGCCGGACTCGACCATGCCCGACTTGTATTCCTTCCGCTTGCCGGGCGACTTCATGTGGGTCACCTCGACATCTTCCGATGCCTCATCGCCGAACGGCAGTTCGGTGACTTCCTCCAGTTCCACGAGGGTGCCGTCCTTATCGGCGAGAAAGAACTCGTCGCCCCAGCTGACGATTGCTTCGCTGTTACCGTCTGCGTCCATGATGCCGCCTCCTTATTTGGCGTTGTGATTGAAGGTGATGTCGAACGAGTACCGGAACAATTGCCCGCGCTGCCGTTGCGGCGCGCCGGGCTGTTCGCGTTCAGGGCCACCGGCCACCCGATCTATTGTCGCGCGCTGAAACTGAACGTCATCGACGATCGCAGACTGAACCAGCAGATCGACGCACAGATCGCGCAGGTCTTCGGCCGTGGCGGCATCGTCCGCCCACACGTCGACCTGCACCGTCGTCGGACGGACCCTGATGAAGCCCTTCAGATGCTGCGGCCGACTGTCGAACACGATCTGCAACGTGATCGCCGGCAGGGCCGTCAGGATCAGCGTCCAGTCGATCATGCCGGCCGCCCGGCGGATAATGGCGTCGCGGGTCAGGCGCGCTTTCACCGCGTCGCTGAACTTCATCGGACCATCCCCAACACAGCACCCGCAAGCCGGGTCATGACGAGGCGTTCCGCCTCCGGGCGCTTCGCGGCGATGGCCGGGCGCATGAACGGGTGCGCCTGCATGTAGCGCGTCCCGAACTCCTGAAACTTGGCGTAGTAGACATCGCCGTCTTCGGTCGATCCGACCGGACCGATGTAGACCGAGATACCGGCGTTCAGCTTGCCGTAGACCCGCGCATCGCGGTCATCGGTGACCATGATGCTGTCGCGCAGCGTACCGGTCAGGAAGGGTGCCAGGCGCTTTGCTTCGTCGGCGATGATCTGCGCGCCTTCGTGCAGGATTTCGCGCTGCTGTTCCTGCGGTACGCCTCCCATCAGCTTCGCCAACTGGCGGTCGAGGTCGGCGAACCCACTGCTCGTTACCGACACGCCCATCAGATGATGTCTTGTCGATTTGCCGGGCATTCCCAGACGCCCGACTTATCGAGCATGGGTTTGGCCGCGATGACGTAGGAACCGGCCCAGCGGCCGTCTGCGATGTCGACCACCTGATCGACTTCCGGCGTTTCCACTTCCCAGCTGCGCACGCGAATGATGATGGATCGGCGGATGATGCTGACGGCGCCGAAGCGATCGTCCTGATCCTGTTCGCGGCAGCGGACGGTGACCCCGTCCACCACCCATTGCGCCTGTTCGGCGACAAGGTGGCTCCATTCGGCCGCATCCCCGAACGTCGCGAAGGCGGCGTCGACCAGCCTTCGACGACGTTCGGAAGACAGGCTCATGGGATCAGACCGTGGGGAGCAGCTTGATGTTGCCCGACGCGTCCGCTGCGGGCTTCGGCGCGGCGACCATGCCGACCTTGGTGTTGCCGTTCGCAGTCGTGGTCAAACGCTTCGCCGCGTCATCCCAGTAGAGCGGGGTATGCATCGTCCATGCGGTGCCGGTCGCGCAGGGAAGGGTGTAAACCCCCTCGATCCAGCCGGCATAGCCCTCGCCTTCCTTTGCCGATTTCGCCGGTACGGTCAGCACAGTGCCGACCAGCAGCGCGACACCGGAGACCACGCCGCCTGCCGGCGCGATCTGGTCGAGGACGTGACCTTCCTGAACAAAAGTCTTCATGACGCAATTCTCCATCCGGCAGGGCCGCGTTAGCCCTGCCGGTCTTCGTGGTTGTGGGGAGGGGCGGGGATCAGGCCTTGCCGGTGTTCCGGAAGGCGCCGCGATAATCGACCGCGCCGGCATAGAAGTCCTCGGTCACGCGCCATCCCATGCCGTCGACGTTGAACGTCTCCTCGGACAGCACGCGCGGGCCGGGAGCGTCCGCCAGATAGCCGTAGACGAACGTCGGCAGGTCGTTGGGATCGGCGTACAGTTCCCAGCCCTTGCCCGTGATCGTGCCGTCGACCGTCGGGGTCAGGCGCCCGGCGAACGGGTTGACGTTGCCGGCCTGCTGCGGCTGGAGCGGCGAGATCAGCTGCTCGGCCTTGGTTTCGAGGTCCGGGCCGACCAGCACGCGCGACGGCGCGACGTTCAGGATGTTGCCGTCGCCATCCTTCTGCCGGCGGATCGACGCCCGGCCGACGCCCAGGCTGTCGATGTCCATCTCGGTGCCCTCGGCACCATCCCGCAGGTTGCCATGGTCCTTATGGAACAGCGTCTTGCCGTCCGACAGCTTGGGACCGAGGCCACCGTTCTGCGCCTTCATGGCGTAGAAGGTGTTGTTCTCGAACCGGGCGATCATGCGCCCGATCGAGCCGAACACCTGATCGAAGGCACCCAGATCGTCATTGACGATCGCCTGCCGCGACAGCCGCAGGATGCGGCCATACGAGCCGAGGATGACCTGTTCCTTGCCCTCGCCGATCGTGCCGGCCTTGATCTCGCCGTCTTCCTGATAGGGCAGAAGGGTCGGGAAATCGCCCATGCGCAGCAGATTGGTCGGCTTGAAGTCGGTCAGGTCGCGACGGGCGGCCAGATCGCGATAGGTCGGCGCTGCCGCATTGTAGCGGGCGAGCAGCACGCGGTTGCCCGCGTTCTCCATCAGCATCGGGAAATCGGAGCTGGTATGGGCGGCGCGAAGGATGATGATCGGATCGCGCTCGCGCGGCGACAGCCCCGCCCGGCTGGACGCGATTTCGAGCAGCCGCATCCCCATATATTCGCGGGCGGCATCGCTCGGCTGTTCGCGCAGCGTACGGGCGACCAGCGCGTCGGCGATGGCATTGCGGGCGCCATCTTCCTGCCGGCCGTTGGCGCCGGTGCCGGGGGTGCCACGGACGCCGCCCGTGGCGGCACGCTGGGCTTCTGCGGCCGCCTGCATCATCGCGACACGGGCCGCCTCGGTCCCGACTTCGCCGCGACCGTTCTGCTCGATCAGGGTCCGCGCCTGCGTTTCGACGCCGAAGCTGCGCGCCTGCTCGATGAAGTCGACCGCTTCGATCGACGAAAAGCGGCTGACGCCGGCCGCTGCGGGTGCGGCAGGGGGCGCGGTGGGCGCAGCCGGCTCGCTACGCTGCGCGTCAGGGGTAGTGGCCGTCGCGATGGCGAGCGGCGAAGCGGCCGACGCGCCAGCGCCGTCCGGAAGGTTGCGACGCATATTGTCTTCCTCGTTGATGATGGCGGGATCGCCGGATGCCGGGGCAGGGGTGACAGGCGCAGACCGGACCCCGGCATTGGGGTCTGCGGGAACGGGAACAAGGCTGACTTCCAGCAACTCCCAGCGGGTGGCGGTCCATGTGTCGGACTCGTCCGTCTGCTCGGTCAGCGTCCAGGTGCGGACGTTGTAGCCGATGGAAATGCCGGTGACTTCGCCGCGTGACACCATGCCCTCCGCCGACCGACCAGCGTCGGTGTCAGCGAATGCGATCGTGCCGACCAGCTGGCCGCCTTCGATCCGGGCTTCGGTCACGCGGCCTAGGACGCCTTCGATCGCGTAGGCGTTATGGGCGTTCAGGAACGGGCACAGATTGGCGCCGACCCGCGTGAGGTCGATCGCCTCCGGCGACACCGCCAGCTGCTCGACACCGAACCAGCGCGAGACAGCGGAGCCGGCGGAAAAGACCGCTTCGATCGTTCGTGCCGTTGCATCGTAGGACGATCCGGTGAAGGCGGCCGCACGATTACCGCGCGACGGGGGCGGGGCGCCCCGTTCCTGCTGGCCGGCTGCGGGCGTCTGGCGGGTCATGTGCTTCACCGGCCCGGTCGGCTGCGGCGCCCGGCGATCGTCACCGGACACCGTATCGCCTTTCTTCACGGCGCGCGGAGGCTCCGCCCGCTGCGGCCGCGCCGAGCGTTCGTCGTTCATCGTCTTCTCCTTTGGGGTCAGGCGCTGGCGGAAGCCTGCGCGTCGCCGCGCGGCGCGAGATATCCGGCCGCAATCTGAAGGACGCCGGCATCGGTCAGCCTGCGGGGGTCGCTGTCGAGCGCGAGGCCCATGCTGTCGATCAGGCCGTTCAACCGCTCGATCTCCCGCATGTGGTCTTCGGTGTTGATGCCGCGTTCGGCGAGCGAACGGCTCAACGTCTTCAGGCCTGCGCGGATTTCGATCAGTTCGCCCATCAGGTCCTTGATCGGATCGACGAACCGCCGGACCGGCAGGGCATAGCTGACCTTCACCGCCTCATAGCGCCGATCGCCGGTCAGGCCGGCGAGACGCTTCATGCGACGATCGACTGCGGGCCGGACGGCATGGGGGATGATGACGTTCTGCTGCCAGTCGTCGAGCAGCGCCCAGTGGCCCAACATCGCCGCCCGCAGGCTCGAATAGTTGGCTTGGCTCACATCGCCCGTCATCAGGTGATACGGCGCCATATTGGCCGAAACCGCCGCCATCTGCTGCCGGATGAACTCGACCGCGCCGCCCGACTGGGTCGGGTTGATCGTGTTGACGGTCTCGCCCGGCCGCGCCCGCATGATAAGACCCGGCGACAGCGCCTCCACACCGCGTTCCTCGGGGGTTCGACCTTCACCGCCAGCCGCCAGCGGCGAGCCGGTGTTACCCTCGGCCGGCGTGATGATAAGCCCGAGACACGCCTGCACTTTTTGCTGCATCCGCACGGCATCTTCGATGTCGCCGATATCGCGCAGCGTCATGGCTACCGACGATAGCCAGGACACACCCCGCGTCTGCTTATGCCGCAGCCGTTCGAACACATGGTCGACGTGCTGCGCCGCCACCGGCGCCGACTGGCCCGCTCCGCCGAACGCCGTGTCGTGGGGATGATCGGCGAACAGCCAGTATGCGTCGCGCTGGCGATCCGCATTGAACTGGACACCCTGCACGATCCGGCCCCCGGCCGTTGTCAGGGCGGTGCGGGACATATCGAGGTAATCACCCTCAAGCCCCTCGATCCGCGCGTCGGGTCCGATCGCATCGGCGTGCCATGCGGTCAGGGACTCACCGCCGACGACGACGCTGCGCGCCGTCAGCTTCTGGTGCTCGTAGAAATCGCCAATGCCATCGACCTTGCCTTCGGCCCAACGGTCCCAGTCATCCTGCGCGGTCCGCTGGACGATTGGATCCTCGTGGCGCAGCTGCACCGCGATGCCGTCGCCGATCATATTGGCGACGATCTGCCGGACGCCCGCTGCGGCGTATTTGTTGTTGCGCACAAGGTCGTGCGCGCTGTTACGGAGCAACACCAGTCCGGTGGCATTCTCCGCATCTGCCGACGACGAGGGCCGCTTCCACCCCTTCGTCCGCCGCCCACGGGTGGCGGCATCATACTGACGAACCGCGTTCAGACCGGCGCGCGCGTGCTGGCGGCGCGCCGCCCAGTGCGGTGCGAACGGCTCGATTACGCCGTCGATAAGATCGCCGATCCCCATCAGCTTAGTTCGGATCGTAGGATGCGAGCGTGTTCATCGACCGGGGCTGCGCCACGAAGGCGGCAGCGGCACGGTCGCGGAAATAGCCAATGGCCTTCACAATGTCGCCAACACCACGGAAGGTGATGCTTTCGCCCTCACTTTCGATCCGGGCTTCGCCGCTACCAAGCCCCGCCTCCAATGCGGCGATCTCGGTGGCGTAATCGGGTGCAGGCATCAGAGCCATCCTTCAGAAGGTTCAAGATATGACGGAGACGACGCCGCGTTTGTTTCGACCTGCCGCTGCCGGAGATCACCAGCGAAGTTTTCGGCATCGCTCTTTTCAGTTCGGGCAGTAGGCATCGGTCCATCGAACAGACCCGGCTGCGCGCCGCTCTTCGGTGCGTGACGATCAGCCCTAAGCGCCGCCCAGTCGGTTGCGGTCAGCGTATCGAGCATCAGCTTTTCATAGGCCGCTGTGTTGTAGACCCGGCAATCGAGCCAGTGGTTGGCACGGCCGGCGAGTGCCCGCCACACCCGCCGCAATTGCCCGGCAATCGTCTCAGTCACGATCGTCTCTGACGTGACCTGTTCGAAATATTCGTCGGGCAGATCGACGTTGAAGTGCGCCCGGCCGCGCGCGGCGGACACCTCGCCCGCCGCCTCCGCCGCTGCCGATGCCAGCGTCGAGCGCAGGAAGCCGTACCAGCTTAGCTTGACGCCGAAGGTGCCGACGATGAACGCCTTGTCCTCCGCCTTTTTCGACGCCTGCCCGGCCTTGCTGCCCTGCTTTTCGTAGCGCAGGTTCTCGCCCCGGCCGAGGATCGGCAGATGCCAGCCCGCGCGACCGAATACAGCCAGGCGGTTCGGATGCGCCCGGCAGAATGCCTCCGCCGCTTCCGTGTTGTAGCCGGCGTCGACACATATCTGATCGAGGCCGAACTCCCGGCCGCCCGGAAACACCATCTTGCGACGGGCATAGGCGTCCAGATCGGCCCATGCGCCTTCGCCCTTCACGTCGGTTGCGCCGGGGATGAACCGGGCGTCGAGCGTCCAGCTTTCCGCGTTCTCGCTCCACCCGACCTTCTCGACGTAGACCCCGTCGCCCTGCACGTCGACGCCGAGCGTCGTCACCAGCGGGCCGACCGGCACGGCCACCATCTGCGCCGCGCCCCAGCCCTGTTCGCGGAGTTCCTTCAGCTTCTCATAGTCGGGCGTGCCGCCCTTCAGTTCAAACTCGAAACCGTGGACTAGATTGGTCCACGTCTTCAGCTTGTTCAGATCGCCCTGCGCATCGCGGAACGACACGGCCATGTCGGCCCATGTCTGGAACGATGAAATGATGCCGGTCAGATGGAAGCCACGCTTCACACTGGCCGGCATCCGCCCACGGGCAGCTTGGAAATCCTCTTCGGACAGAACACGCGGCGTCTTCTCGCCGTCGATCTCGTCCGACAGCCACCCATCGGGCAGCTTCATCGTCGCCTTCTGCCAATGCTCGATATGGTCGAAGCCGCAGCATGGCGGGATCAGGTGCGCCTGATCGTGCTTGCCGTCCGGCCACCGAATGTCTTCCCATTCGGGCACGAACCGGCTTCCGCATTCCGGGCACTTCAGGTGATAGCGTCGCCGATCGGACACGGCGTAAGCCCGCCCGATCTTGCTGACGCCCTTGATCGTCGGGGTCGAAATCTTGACCCGCTTCGATAGACCCTGACGCCGCCAGACCTTCAGGCGCTGGTCGACCATGACTTCCGGCGAGCCTTGCCCGTCCAGATCGTCAGGGAACTGGTCGAGGTCATCCTCGACCGCATAGCGGACGGTGCGCTGCCGCAGCGACGCGGCGGAGTTCGCGCCAGCCAGCAGCACGAAGCCGTTGGACCGCGAGAAGCGCACCTTGCTCTTGGTCGACCCGTTGCCGTCCGGCGTGCCCTGCGCCCGGATCGTGCCGCCCCGCTCCGGATTGAGCCGGGGCGTGTTCTCGACCATCGGCCAGAACTTCTCCGACGCCCATGCCAGCGCGGCGGTCAGGGTGGCCTGCACGAACAGCATCGGCCCCGGCGCCAGATCGGAAATAAACCCGATCCAGTTTTCCGCCGACGCCGATCCGCCAGACTGGGCGCATTTCGGGATCGCCACTTCCTCGCACGGATCGTGCGGCGACAGCGCGTCCATGATCTCGACCAGTTCCGGCGCGGTCGAATGCCGCCACGGACCGGGGATGGGATCATCGTCGGAGAACCGGCGGAACCGGCTCGCCCATTCGGACACCTTCATCTGCGGAGGCGGGCGCAGGCCGGATGCCATCGCCTTGTCGAGACCATCAACATTCGCTCGGAGCGCGTCACCGGCTGTGCCGCCGAAGCGACCATAGTCGAATGCCATCACGCCTCCGCTTGTTCGGCTGCCGCCACCTCGTTTTCGATCGCCGCTTCGTCCGGCGCGTCATCACCGGCGGTCAGCAGCCCGGCGTCCACCTCGTCAGCGAGTTCGCCGAACACCCGGTCTATCTCCGCGCCACCGATTGCCATGATCGTGCGGGCGTCACGTTCGACCGCGAGCCGTTCGGATATCGACCGGAACATCGAATGCATCCGCTCCCGACACACCCGGCCCAACTCGGCGCTGCGCCGTTTCAGTTCGATCGCAGGAGCGAGTTCCCCAGCCGCCTGGGCGTTCTTGAGCCGCTGGCCGACTAGGTTTTCCTCCGCCAGATCGACGCGGACCTGCGCGGCATTGCGCCGGCCGCTGAAAAGATCACCCCCTTCCTCTACTGGGGCGGGCGCGACGATCGGGGTCGCGGCACTCGGCCGCCCCCGCATCGGATCGACCCGCGTGTTGATGCGCGCCTCGGTCCGCTCGACATCGACCTGAATGGCACCGGTCGCCGGGCACTCGCCCATGACCAGCAGACCTTTCTTGGCCCAGTTCGACACGGCCGATTTCCCGACGCCGCGATGCCGGGCGAAGTCGCCCTTGGTCATCAGCGTCATTGGATCACCTCGTTCATCGCCCCGTGAACCGGTTCAGTTCACGAAGTTCATAATGCAAAATCGCCCTTGAACAGCGCGGGGCCGCGCTCAGCCACACCGCCGAAGGCCGGCACCCCCCGGAAGGACCCGTTGGGGGTGGGGGTGGCCCACAATCCGCCCCGCCAAAACGACGACAGGCGGCGTGACCGAAGCCGCGCCGCCTGTCGTTGAGGTTCAGGGGGGGGGGGAGAAGAACACTGGGTCCGTCCAAAGGCCCAACCCAGTGTGTCAATAAATAGGCTGATTTCGTGTCATAGACGAACAGGGAAAATTACCAGCGCCGCACATTTACCGGATTGACACGTCGGCACTAGGATTTCGGCCATTCACAGCCTTGCAGATCGACGTCATCGCCCGTCCGTACCGCATCCGCAGGCCTTCCGATCCGCGCGGCAGACCCATCGGGCGCAGTAGCTTGACCCATGATATCTCCCGCTTACCGCGCGCCAGCTCGTTGATAGCAAAGCCGATCAGCCGGCGATCGGTCGGGTCGACCGCATCGAGCCACCCGAACGCTTGCTCCATATCCGCCACGTCCTGCCGGGTCAGCGACGCCGGCCGGATCGTCACGTCGCTACTGGTGGCGTCACCGCCGCGTGCGTCATAGTCGCCCCGGTCATCCTCCCGCATGATCTCTGGCCACGCGGACTTGACGTGCTGCCACCCGCGCTCCCGGTCATTGTCCCGCCAGCAGATGCGCAGCGCCTCCACAAGGCGATCCTCCAGGTCATAAAACGACATCACGCCGGAACCCTCCCGCGACCCTCCCACGATTTCACCCGATCCTCCCACACCCGTCATCGCCAATTTCCCTTAATATCAACCGTTTATCTAATCACTTTGGGAGGTTTGGGAGGGTTGGAAGGGTTATAGAATATGTTGCTTCGCGCACATGCCTGCGCGCACACCTAATGTGTTGAACATATCACAAACCCTTCCAACCCTCCCAAACCCGCAGAAAACTGCGGTTTCTGCCTCCCAAAACCCTCCCACTATGCTCCCAAGCCGGGAGGATCAGGGAGGAAGATCGTCGCCCCAGTCGGCGGGAGGGGGCGCGCCGGGCGGGGGCGTGACGTCATCGAGCGCGCGGACGTTGCCGTGTTCATCGACGAAGTCCGCCGCGCTACGCACAAGTCGCAGATCAAGCCAGTGCATTCCGTTTGATTTGTGCTTCTTATGCCCTTTTTCCGTCATGGCATTGGAGAAGCCCTTGTTCGTCCACTCCCGTTCACCGGCGGCCTTACACCACGCCACGAACACACTGTGGAGGATCGACGACTGGACTGTGCTTTTGTCGTCTGTCACGACGCACTCCCGCAGGAACCGGGCCAGCGGGTCGCTCGCATCGCGATAGGCTTGCGTGTCCGCCGTGACGGTTTCTGGTTCGATCAACCCGTTCGCCAGATAGTCAAGCAACCCCTCGACGATCCGGTTGAACACGCCGGCCGCCTCCGTCGCCTTGATCCGGGGCAGCAGCGTCGGGTCTTTCTTTGGCCGCCCGTCTTCGTGAAACTCCAGGTCGATATTCTTCAACCACGACACCAGCTTCATGCGGCTCCATATGCCTTCGTCGGTATCAGGTATTTCAGGCTTAGAGTTGCCGCTGATAATCAACTTGAACTGCGGCGTCATGTCAAAGAAACCGCGATGCAGCGCGCGGGTTGGTACTGGTTCACCACCCGTCACGAACTTAATTAGCGCGGAGTTCAACTTTGCGCCTCGCTCCGGTTCGGACGCGCGGAGCATCCGAACGCCACCAAGGCGCGCGATATCCGGCGATGCCTGATCCCCGCGTTTCTTGATCCCCTGATCGAGGAACGTCTCGATCAATGTCGTGCCGCTATAATCGCCTAGCGAATGACACCACGCATCGACCGTCGTCGACTTGCCATTGCGGCCCCTCCCGTAGTTGAACCACAGCTTGTGTTCGCCGGTCAGGCCCGTGGCCGCATAGCCCGCCACCTGATGCAGATAGCGCCGCATCGCCGGCTCCGGCTGCGCCCAGACCAGCATGTCGTCATAGAGCGGTGATTGCGCGGCCGGATCATAGATGATCGGGGCCAGCTTTGTGTTGTAGTCATCCCGGCTATGCGCCGACAGCACGACGCTGGCGGATTTCTTGCCGTCCGCGCCCACCGTGCAGGAAAAGCGCAGCGTCCCGTTCAGGACGCCGATCGCCAGCTGGTCGACGTCGAATTGCTCGATCGGCACGGTCAGCCACCGCCGGGCGAGCGTCGCGACCGACGCCGGCTTCCCCGTCGTTTCCGATGCCCGGCCGAACGCCCGCACCAGATCGGAGAATTGGACGAAGTTCTTCCCCTTCGCGACCCACTTATCGAGGCCGTGCGGATTGGCTTCATCCAGCGCCAGGACCATTTGATCCTTCGGCCCGGCCACCAGTTCGCGCCGCACGCCGGTATCCTCGATCGCCCGTGCTTCGCCTTGCAGCTGGCGGACCGTCTCGAACACGGCCGCGATCACTTCGGCGGGTGGCGTCTTTTCGTCCTGATCCAGCACCTTCCACCGCCGGCCGTCCCAGCCGACCCAGCCCTTGGCCGTCGTGAACCGGTAATCCGCGCCGTACCTATCGCGGAACCGCTCTGCGATCCCGAAGTCGGTCAGCGGGTATCCCGCGCACGTCAGCGTGACGAGCATTGGCGCGATATCGAACCCCCGTGCCGCGCCGTCGTCGATCGCCTGATCGACATCGGTGTGCTGTAGATCGGCGATCCCTTCGTAATGGCCCCATAGCTTTTGCTTCAGATCGCCCGCTTCCAGCAGCCCAGCCGCGACGCGCCGGCCGGCGCTATAGGCCAGCCGCGTGACAGCGTCTTTCGACCGTTCGCCATGCTCGATCCGGCGCGTCAGCCAGTGCGCGGCCATTGCGTTCACCCGCGCCCGCTCCCCCTCTTTCAGGGCGGAAATGTGTTCCACCCTCCCAGCTTGGGAGGTTATCTCGTTCGCGCCGCTGCGCGCAGGGGGCGCGGCGGACGCGGACGCAGCCGGGGAGGGTGCGGGATCGCCCGTCATCGCGGCGGTAGAGGATGTGGAGCGTGCGCTACCGCGCCCGCGCGTCGTTTGTGCGCCTACGGCGCGGAGGTCGCGGGGAGATGCGTTTTCGAACCCATTGTCGATCGCCGCCAGCGCCCCCGCCAGATCGCGGTTGTTCGGCATCGCCCGCACCACCGCTTCCAATCCGGCGCGCACCACCGACTCGCGCAATGCACCCGCCAGGACGAACCCGCCGAGCTTGAGCGCCGCCTCATAGATGCCGTAGTTCCGACCTTTCCCGTGCCGCCCACCACCTTCCGGTGTGCGCTCCAATTCGGACAATTCCTCGTCCATTGCCCGCAAGGCATATCGCCGCTGCGCTTCATCGGCGACGCCATGCCCCATCGGCGCAGCCAGCGGCCGACTGGCGGACCGGTCGCGAGAAGCCGACGGTTTCTTCTTCTCGCGAAGGACGCGGACCAATTCGGGCGGTGCCGGCAGGATCGCCGCCGGATCGGTCCAGTCGCCATGCAGCCATGTATAGGCACCCGGCCCCTTTTTTCCGCCTTCAGCCAGATCGCCGAGGCGGACCGAAGGTGGGACGATGACGTAGCCGCCTTGCCCACGGACATCGATATGCCGGGGCAAGTTGCCGCTGTTCCCGATTGGCTCGCCATCGGGCATCTGGAACCAATGATGTTCGCCACCACTAGGCGTCAGGGACGCCAGCGTGGGCGGCAGCGGCACGCCCATCTGCGCCAGCAAGGCCGCTTTTAGGCGGTCGACTGTCCAGACATCGCGCGTGACTTCGCCGGTTTCTTCGTCCGTCTGTTCGTCAACGCGCGGATCGAAATCGACATGAAGCAGATCGCCGCCGCCCGAATGCAGCCCGATCTGGGCACGCGGCCACTTGCGCCACCACGCCTCGATCTGGGCTTCATCGCAGGTCGCTTTGTGCAGCCCGCCAGTATTCGGGATCAGCTTGTCATCTTCGCCCAGATCGCCGCGCACAAGCGGTCGGCCGTTCTTCTCGTTGCACGGAAAGACGGGCCAGCCCCGACGCGCGAAATCGATCGCCGCCTGCCCCAAGGGCGAGAGCGGCGTGATATTACTAGACACGATGGTTTTACCCCCGGCGCGCGGTCAGGCGCGAAAATGGATCAGGCGAACAGCGCCTTGGCGGCCGACAGCTTTTCTTCGGCCTGTTTCGCCCGCACGTCGGCCGCATCTGCCCGCGCGATGGCCGCAGCCAGATCAGCCGAATGATCGGGCTTGGCTGCGATCCTCTCGCGCAGCAGATCGAGCAGCACCTCGATCGACAACGGTTCGGGCGACGCACTGGACGCTTTGACGACCGGCACAGGCCGATCCGCCCCGCGCTCGATCAGGATTGCAGCGGCATGACCAAGGGCGAGGTCTTCCCGCTTTGCCAGCGCCTCGATCGCCTCGATCGCGGCCACAGCACTAGCGGGCAGAGATATTGTCTTAGCAGGCATGAGTGTGTCCTTTTTGCTTGGGACGGTCGCCTCGGGCGCAGGGGCAGGGGTCACAATCGCCAGCAGTCTGCCGGCATTCTCCGCGACGACAGCGCGGGCTGATCGGTCACGGTTCATGATCTGCGCGAGCCGCGCGGCTCCCCGCTCAATCTCATGGTCGACCTTGGCGACCGGCGGGCGCACCCGGCCCATCGCTGGCAACGTCGAGCGGACCCGCCCCAGACCGATAGTGCGCGTCGGGCCATAGCCCTTGATCGTGATCTTGCCCGCGTCCGCGAGTTCGGCCAGCAGCGTGCGTGCCGCCTCTGTCGTATCGAACCCGAACTTCTCACAGATCGCGGCGTCGTTAGGCAGCGGCGTGCCGTTGCGCAGGCATGTCTCGATCCAGTCGAGCATCCGCTGCAAGTTGATCCTCGCATGGCCCATTACCCGTTCCTCTCCAACGGCAGGCGATGCTGCCGGGCATAGCTTTCGAGCGCCCGCGCCTTGGCACGCGCCGATGCAATGGCGCGCGGCAGACGGCGCCAGTGGTGATCCCGTGCCGCGATCAGCGACGCCATTTCGTGATCCTGTTCGCGCGTCCGCGCGCGGCCGAGCCGATCCAGCGCCTCGATACGCCGATCGCGCAACAGGAGCTGATCTAGCGTCACGCGGCGCGGCCCGTAATCTGCCCGGTCGCGACGATCAGCACCCGACGATAAGTGGGAGCCGCGCAGCCCTGCACCCGGATCAGATGCGCGGCCGACATCGCCGCCAGTCCGGCCTTAACCTCGGCTTCGGTCAAGTCTGCCCGAACGGCCAGTTGCCGATCGGTGGGGCACGGCCGTCCGTGCTGCGCAAAGCGCGTCAACACCGGCAGCAGCGCATCGACGATCGCTGCTTCGTTGTCGACGATCGCGACCGCCGGCACCCCTAACACCGGCCGAACCGGCTTAGTGAGCGCGGACGGCGCGCCGGTGCGCGTCGCCATGTAGTTGAACACGGTGCGATCCAGCGTCGATCGCGCCTGCGTAAGCTGGACGAGGCCACGCTTGCCCAGATCACGCATCCGCGCCGCGCCGCGACTGCCGACCGGCAGACAGGCGCGCGTGGCGTACAGCATCCGGTCGCCCTCTTTCGCGACTTCCATCCACGCGTCGATCTGTGCTGGCGTCGCCACGACGCCAGGCGCTTCGTCCACCGCGAAGACGGCGGGCAGCGTCGCCATCACGACCGCCGCCTGCGCTTACCCGGCGAGGCGGGACGCCCGGTGGGGGTGCGACGCCCCACCTCGCCGGCACCGGCAGGGAAGGGGGTAACCCCACCGGTGATCTGGGAAGCCTTCATCACTGCGGCTGGCGCGGGGCGGGCGAACCACCACCCGGTCGCGGGCCGTGAGAAATCGCGCCACGTCAGGCCGATATGCCGATCCAGCCGACGCCCGATCAAGGTGCCCGGCACATACTCGCCCAGCACCATGCGCTGCACACGATCCGCCGGCATATCGAGGGCGACGGCTGCATCGGCCAAGCCGCCCGGCAGCGTCATGATCCACCGCGCGACACGCCGCGCGCCCTCGCTCGGCACCGTGGCCGATAGATGCAGCTTCATTGCTCCCCTCCCTTGATGGATCGGGCCATTGCCCGCATCGTCACCGCGACCCGGATCACGTCTTCCAGTTCGCTTTCCAGCCGCGCCGCATCGAGCGCGCAGAAGTCATGGTCAGCCAGACCGGCGCACACCGCCTGCGTCACTTGGCTGAACTCGCTATGAAGCGCCGCCATCGTTTCGAGCAGCCGCCCAGTCGTCACGGGCGTATCCGGCACCGCCACGAACACGCCACCCATCAACTGGCAGAGCAGATGGGTGATATGTGGCGAGCCTTCGCGGTCCCGCGCCAGCGGTTCCAGATCGGCGATCACGTCGAGCGGCATGAAGCTGTCCGGTCGGTTTTCGTTGCCGTAATCGGACAGCTGCGATTTGCCGGGGCGGCAGTAATTTGCTGCCGCGTCCACGCCGCCTACACCCTTGAGCGTCTCGACCGTGGCGCGCTTCAGCGCCCGCTTTTCCGGCGTCACGCGACACCCCCGGAAACATAGGTTTCCTTTCCGGGTGACGAGGCGGTCGAGCGTGAGGCAATCCCGCCCCCGTGAACAATCGAACGCCCCGTCACGCTGCCACACCCTCGGCTAGCACCATGTCCGCGCAGGTGACTGCGCCCTTCGTCGCGTCTTCGATCCTGACGGCCAGCGGCAACGATGGCTGCCGCTGGCCGTATGCGATCTTTACGATCGTGGACTTCGCCATGCCGAGGCGTTCGGCGAATGCCTCAACGGTCTCGTCGGTCGCTTTCAGGTGATCGATCAGCTTCATGACGGCGCTTGTTACCCACAATGGGTAAAGCGTCAATACCCAATGTTACCCGGAACAGTTAGCGACGCGCATTACCCAATCAGGGTAAAAACCCGCATGGTGAACCGTCTTAGAGAATTTCGTGAGCGCAAGGGCCTGTCGCGCAAGGCGTTGGCAGAACTCGCTGGGACAGGCCCGACGCAGGTCGACAAGCTGGAGAAGGGCGAGCGTCGCTTATCCGATCACTGGGCGCAGAGGTTCGCACCCCATCTTGAAGTTGAGCCCTACGAACTGTTCATGAACGCTAGCGAGCTTCCGACCGTGCGTTGGGTGCCAGTCGTCGGCGATGTCAGCTGCGGGAATTGGCAGGAAGCAATTGAGCACCCCGAAGGGCATGTTCCAACTGTAACGGCTGGTCCCAACGTATTCGCCCTCCGACCGAAGGGCGACAGCATGGACCTCCTAATTGCCTCTAATGGATATGCCTTGGTCGATCCAGATCAGGTCGATCTAATCGACGGCAAGGTATACGTTGTGTCGAATGGGAACAGCGAAACTACTGCCAAACGCTACCGTGCTAGCCCGGCGCGACTCGTCCCTTGCTCGACCAACAAAAGCCATCACGAGATCGCGATCGGGTCGGAGCCGTTCACGGTCGTGGGTCGCGTGGTTGAGATTGTCACACCCGTCTAGCACCCACTGTGGGTAAAACAATTTGACACGTACCCATATTGGGTAATAGCAAGCCGCCACTAGCTGCATCCCGCAGCGGTGGAGGCTTGAATGTCACGTCACTTCCCCCTGTCCGTGTCGGACATTCCCCGCCCTAGCGGCGACATCAGCGCCATGGTCGCCCGCTGGCGCGCGAACGGCACGACCCCGCCAGTCACCCTCCATGCGATGCCCGATCGCGTGCCTGCCCGCCGCGGCCCGATCCATGCGGCTGCGCTCGCCGTCACCCTGTTGATCGTCGCGATCGTCGGCAATGGCCTGATGGGGCATGGCTGATGGCCCGCGTTCAACCCGCCCCGCTCAACAGCGACACGATCGTCGCAGCGAACGTCTTCCTCGGTCACATGGCCGATCGCTACCTCCACCACGTCCCGACCGTGCAGCCGTTTACGGCCATGCAGTTCGCGTTGCCGGCGTTCGATGCCCTGATCGAGCGCGTGACGTTCGGCGCTCCCCCGCTCGCATGGGACAGGGATCACGCGGTCAGCGTCGTCGATGCAGACGTTAGTCAGTGGGAGGGCGGCAAATGGCCAACCCTGACGATCTGACCCTGTTCGCCCGTGTCCGGGCCAACATCGAACGCTACGCCCGCCAGACCGGTGACGCGACGGACATCACCCGGCTTCTCATGCTCGCAGAACGCGGATCGATGGGGGAGGGCGAGGACACCGGCCCCGGATGGTTCGTCACGAAGCTGGCGATCAATCAGGTCCGTCTGCCGCTCCGCGATGCCGGCGACGGCGACATCGAGGACGCGGACGGCCGGCAGGTCTTCCTGATCGATCACAACGGCGAACGCCGCGACGACAAGGTCATCGGGATCGCGGAGGCCGTCGTGCTGGCGATCAACACCTGTGCCGGCTTGCACCCGCGCGTGCCGCACGTCGCGGCCGAGGGCGACGACGCATTCATCCTCGATAGCACGAAGACGGGAGGCGGCCTGTGAGCAACGTCGGCGAGAGATGCACGAACGGGCCGTGGCAGGACATCTGGACCTGCCCGGCTTGCTATCACGATCATTATGCACGGGTCACCGCCTGCGTCAGCTGCGCCACGCCGCTGTCCTGCACGATCGTACGCGAGCCGGTGGCCGTCTGCACGATCGTCGAGGCGGGCCACGAACAGGACGACGACGAATGACCGCCGTCGACAATCTGTTCGCGACCGGCGTCCGCATGGTGAATGAGGAAGCGATCGATCTGACGTTGGCGTCCCTCCGCGCCTACTGGCCGAACCATCGCCACTTCGCGATTGCATGGTCGGGCGGGAAGGACAGCACGGCGACGCTGACCCTGTTGATCCACCTGATCGACGCCGGCCACTTGCCGCAGCCCGATGTCCTATACGTCTTCTATGCAGACACCCGGCAGGAATTGCCGCCCATTCAGGTCGCGGCCGAACTGGTGATGGCGAAACTGCGGGCACGCAACTGGATCAAGCTGGTCGTGGTGCGAGCGCCGATCGCCAAGCGGTTCATGGTCTATATCCTCGGACGAGGCGTGCCGCCCCCGAACAACAATACGCTGCGGTGGTGTACCCGGCAGATCAAGGTCGAGCCGATGGCGGAAGCCCTTGGTGAGGCCATCGCGCAGCTGGAAGGCACCGCCCTCATGATAACCGGCGTGCGCGAGGGCGAGAGCGCCGTGCGCGACGGCCGGATCGCGATGTCCTGCTCGAAGGATGGCGCCGAGTGCGGGCAGGGCTGGTATCAGCAGGTGCTGCCCGAGGCGAAGGGGATCAAGGGCCGCATCGCCACCCTCGCGCCGATCCTGCACTGGCGCGTCTGCATCGTCTGGGACTGGCTGAAAGTCTACGCCCCCCAGCCGGAGTTCGGCGGCTGGCCGGTGTCGATCCTCGCCGACGCCTATGGCGGTGACGACGCGACCGAGATCAACGCCCGCACCGGCTGCATTGGATGCCCGTTGGCGTCGAAGGATACTGCGCTGGAGGTTATCCTCCAGCTGCCCGCCTGGGCGCATTTGTCGCCCTTGCTCGAATTGAAGCCGCTCTATCGGTGGATGCGCGAGCCGGCCCAGCGCCTGCGCAAGTCTGGCGTCGAGCGCCTGAAGGATGGCAGCATCGCGAAGAACCCGCAGCGCATGGGTCCGCTGACGTTGGAAGCCCGGAGTGAGGCGCTCGATCGCGTTCTCGATATCCAGCGCCGGGCGCGGGTGGACCTTATCAATGACGAGGAAGAGGCGATGATCCGCGACCTGATCGCGGCACGCACCTTCCCCGACAAATGGGACGGCGACGAACCCAGCGCGGCCGCATGGCTCGACAGCGTCTATGCGGACGGCTCGACGCAGCCGATCCTTTTTCGCGATCTGGTGGGATCATGAACAGCTGGCGACATAGCCAGCAGGATCGTCGCTGGCGAATGCTCCGGATCATCCTCAATGCCTACGGTCGGGCCGGTCGCGTCGATATGCAACGGACGTTTTACGGCAAGCTGACGTTGGGCGGCTTCGGTTGGATTGATAGCAACAGCGTCGTGATTCGCCGCGACGCGGAGGCGATCGAGCAGTTCATAGCCTTAACCGGACACGCCAACGACGGACTTGATGGACAGCCTTTGCTGCCGACCATGGAGTTGCCGTTCTGATGGCGCCCGCACTAACCCCGCCGCGTCTCGCCGCCTATCACCTGCGCGAGTGCTGCGCAGCTGCGGCCACCCGCATCCTGTGCGAACGCGAAGCGCGCTATCCCGCCCTGATCGAGGCCAACAAGCTGAAGGCGGCCGACGCTGCCGCCAGCCTTGAACTGGCGCGCGTGATCGTCGCCCAGTGGGCGTGGGCGATGGACCCGGCCGGGGCGATCGATCCGCCATGGGATGGCGAGCGCGGTGTCTATGGCTGGGGGGCGTACAATCACGAACTGACGGACGAACTGGCCGGTGCCGCGCGCCGGGCGCAAGGCATCGCCGATCGTACCGCGACACAGCAGGCGATCGACTTCGCGGGCCTCTGCGCGGCGCTGCACTGGTGGCAACAGTCCGAACCTCGCAGTCATACCGCCCGGATCGTGCTGGACACGACTGTAGAGCGCCGGTGCGCGGTTCGGCCGATGATGGATCAGGGGAGGGCCGCCGCGTGACGATGGCGCTCCTATCCGAACCGGAGGCGGCCGCCCGTCTCCACATATCAGCCCGCCTCTTGCGCGAACTGCGCCGGCAAGGCCACATTCGCTACGTTGCCCTGTCGGCCCGTCGCATCGCCTACCGCCCGGAAGACTGTGACGAGTTCGTGGAAAGCAGGGTTAGAAAGGTCGAGCCATGCCCAGCGCCGAAGCCGAAGCCCCGCAGCACGAAAGCCCGCAGCGGCCGGACGGCCGACATTATCACTTTTTCGGAGATGCAGGCCCAGCGCCGGTGAAAAACCCATGAGTGTCTACAAGCCCAAGAAATCCCGGTTCTATCATTACGACTTCCAGTTCCGTGGCGAACGGTTCACCGGCTCGACGATGGCGACGACGAAGACGGAGGCCAATGCCTTCGAAGCGGCCGAACGCCGTCGCGTCGCATCAGGCACGAAGGAAACGCCGAAGATCACGATAGATCAGGCGTTCGGTGAATGGTGGCAGCTGGTCGGGCAGCACGAGGGCAACGCCACGTCGAGTCGCGGGCAATTAGCGCATCTGCTTCGGCTGCTTGGAAAGTCGACGATGATGCATACTATCAGCTTCCAAGAGGTCGAACGGACGTACATCGCACGGCGCCGAGGCGAGAAGGCACGCAACAGCGAACGCCTGATTTCGAACGCGAGCGTGAACCGCGAACTGGAACTGGCGGGCCGCGTCTGGAAGTACACGCGGAATAGCGGATACGACGCACCTTACGCCGGCTGGTCGAAGCACATGCTGAGCGAGCCGAAAGAACGCGTCCGGGAATTGAGCCAGGACGAAGAACGCCGGCTGTTCGAAAAACTGCCGGTCGACCTAGCGGCGGTTGTCGAGTTCGCCATGCTATCGGGTCAGCGCCGAACCGCGATCATCACCCTGCTATGGTCCCGCGTCGATCTGGCCGCCGGCCGCGCGATCGTCAGGACCAAGGGCACCGGCAAACGGACCGATGTCGATCACACGTTTCCCCTGACACCTCGCATGATCGAAATTATCCGGGAACGACCCAAGGTTGGCCCGCGCGTCTTCACCTATGTCTGCGAACGGCCCAGCCCGGCCCGTGCCGATCGGCCGCGTCGCGTCAAAGGCGAGCGATATCCGTTCAGCGAGCAAGGATGGATGCGGAAGTGGCGCAAGGCGCTGGAAGACGCTGAGATCGATAATTTCCGGTTCCACGATCTGCGCCACACCACCGGGACGCGGATGCTGCGGGCAACGGGCAATCTGAAAGCGGTGCAGCGGCTGCTCAATCACACGGATATCGCGACGACGGCCCGGTATGCGCACGCGATCGAGGATGACGTGCGGGCGGCGATGGTGGCGGCGGAAAAGTCCCGGAATAGTCCCGGACATGATGACAGGCAGGAGGCCGAAAACGGCGGAAATCTGCGGTTAATCGGCTAGGCTGGTTTCGGGTCCCAAACCAGGTGCGCTACCAGCCTGCGCCACTCCCCGACCCGGATGCGGGTAGAGCGGGTTGGCGCAATGTGCAAGCGCCGCGACGTCGGCCGCGGCGCTTGCCAGTGCGTCAGCCTGCAAAGGCAATGCCCGCGCGGCGGCGGCGCAGCGCGTAGCCGGTCAGGGCGAACCCGGTCAGCATCAGCGCCCACGTCGTCGGCTCTGGCACGAACGGCGTGACGAAGGCATCGCCGGACAGCCCGCCCGGCGTGATCGTCAGGCCATCGACGACACCGCTGAACCGGATGGAGGAATACCGGTACTGCTGGTAGAACGACACCGATCCGCAGTCGGGGTTCACCGCGATGCGCCCGAACGTCAGGGCGGCGCCGGGGTTGTCGAAGCAGGCAAGGCCACTCGCGGTCAGCCCGTAATAACTGCTGGAGCCCCTCCCGTTCGCGCTGAACGCCACGCCGTTCGTGGTCGCACCGACACCGGTGCCGCCATTGGGGCCGCCGCCGCCACCGCCATTCTCGCCATCGCCGACGAAGACGCTGAACGATATCGTCGCGCCCGACACCGGCCGCGTGAACATCGTCCAGTCGGAATTATAGCCGCTCCACACGCCCGAGCCGTTGGCGAAGAAGGTGAACGTCACCGTCTGCGCCGCCTGTGCCGTCGCCGGCGCGCCGATCGCCGCCGCCGCGCACAGCGCGCCCCTCAACCATCTCTTCAT